CTATCGCAGTTTCTAGCTTTTTGTTCATTTTGTACTATTTTAGCAGTGAATACAGGTGACTTGCGGCCAGTTCCGTAGTCGTTTGTCCGCGCCGGTCGAGTTTACTCCCGGCGCTTTTTTTTTAAAACGGTAAATCGTCTAAAATTACGCTATCAATGTTTTGCTGGCTGCTTTGTGGCTGCATTGGCATTGTAGCCTGGCCAGCTGTAGCGTTTAGATCCTGCGGCTGTTGTTCTGTAAACAGGACGCGCAAATAATTAGTGCCGGCCTTGCTTTTGTTTACCCAGCCGCTCATTCGGTACTGTTTTCCGTCAATAGTGGCCGTACCGTTGTAGTCGGGCTGCGTAGGCTTTTCCTTTCTGTTTTTGTAAAGGCTGCCGCTGTTGTTTTTCTGTTCCATAGTTATTGCTGTTCAGTTACCTCTGTTCCCAGGTTATTTTTTTATCCCCATTGTTCGGCCATAGCTTTTGCAATTCCTGGAAATGTTTTTGATCGAATTTTTTGTCTTTCAGTTGTAGATAAAGACCAAGCATTTTTAAACCAGAGTGGCTGTCTTTTTATTTTTCCAGTTTTTCCATCTTTCCAAACAAAAAAATCTCCTTTATCTACGTGAGTAATTTTTTTATTAAATAGATCAATTTTTGAGCTATGAAATAATTTAGGCAAGTTTTTAAGCCACAAACAAGTAGTTTTTTGAAATGTATCCCCAAAGTAATAAGGTTGTATTATTTGGTCAGGTTTTTTGTATTTTTTACTCATTATTCCGACTGGGTTTTCTACAGCTATTTTATGAATTGGTGCATTTATCATTTTCATAAAAAAATCAATAGCTTGTTGCTGTCTTCCGTCTTTAATTTTTTTTTCAAACCACGCTGCGCCACTTACAGCTAAATGTGTGCAAGGTGGAAACGCTATTAACATATCCCAGCTATCGTTTAAATATTTTAAAACATCGTCTTTAATATGCCATTCTGGATATGGCCCGCTACAGTCTACAATGTCGCAGCTATAAGCTATGTGACCTCTGTTTCTAAATTCTATACAAACTGATTGACTTTCTTCGCAAGCAATTAAAACTTTCATTTTTTAGGCTTTTTTGTTGGTATTGGTGCGATCTGTTCAATGTAAGGTACCTGGCTCCAGCGGCCGTCAAAGTTCATTATCGCGACCGGCTCAAAGTCGCCGTCGCTACGTAGATATTTCGACTTTAGTACGAACTGGCCGGCGTCTTTGTTTTTTTCGACTATCATTGTAGATTGGCTCCAGCGATCGGTATTGCTACCCAGGTGGCCCAGCGTTTCGCCCTGGCCTTTACCCAAGTGCAAAACGCCCATTAGTAAAATATCGTACTGCTTTGTAATCCGTTTTAGCCAGTTAGTAACTAGCCTGGTTTCTTTCGGATCGTTGTAGTCCAGGCAAAGATCTAGCAAGCCGTCCACGATAAGACAGCTGCAGTCCTTGTTATCAATTAAATACTGTTCGATCATTGCGCGTATTTTGGCTGGCATATCCTCGCGCATTGAATAAGCGTCAAAATGATCGGGCAGGCTCTTTTTTTCAGCTAGGCTTATTATTTTATCCATTTGCCTGTAAAAATCAAAGCTGCTCATTTCAGTATCAAAATAACCGATGCGGGGCCGGTCATAAGGCAGCTGCAGTTTCATACCCCATACCGATTGGAAAACAGGTACTAAGGCCGACGCTGCAGCTGCTCCAACAAATGTACTTTTACTAGCTTTTGGCAGGCCGCTAAAAACAATATAAGACTGCAGGCAGCCCACTACTTTACCTTGTATAGTAAAAATAGGGGCTTGCGCTGGCGGCCTATTGGCAGCGTCATATCGCCTGCTCTTTAATAGTTCAGTAATTTCGCGGACGTCGTTTGCCATTTAGTTAGTAGTTCCAGTAGCTAGAAAGCCATAGCATAAATAGGGTAATGATCAGTAGCCAAAATTTATGGCTATTCAATGATCTGTATATTTTCTGTATCATTTTGCTTTTCATTTAGTGCTTGAAAAAGTAAAGAAGCTCCATAAACAGCGGCTTGGTACGGCGTTACGTTTTTGCCCTCGTGCCTTATTTGCTTATTTTGATCTAGCTCTAAATAGTACGGCAGTAGTTGTATTGCCGCATACTCTAGCTTAGTCATTCCAGGGATAGGGGCAATTAAGCGGCCCAGGTTGTCTTGCGCTACTTGCGGCGGAAACGCCGGCTGGTTGTAGTTTTCCATTTGTTTAGGTTTTTTTTAAAGTAATAAATAAAAAAAGATAATTCAATAGTAAGATAGGCCAGGCAAAATACTGGCAGGCATACTAGAATTAAAAAAAATAATTCCAGTAAAAATTTAGCCAATTTCATCGGGGATCGTGTTGACGTTTACAATTACGCGCTGATAGTAGTCAATGCTATCGCCAATAAGTACGCGCAGCTCCATAGCCAGGTTAAAGGGGATCAGCGATTGATCTACTACAGCGCGGCTGCCGCAGCTATAGGTAAATTCAATTCGTACTCTGGCGTCGTCTAGGTGCTTGCCTAAAAATTGTAATGTCTTAATTTTTTGATCTAGTTCGCGCAGGTAAGCCTGGCGATCAGTTAAAATGGCCATAGTTCCGTTAATTTAGGTTAGTGATGTCGTTTGTCAGTACGAATTTATAGAAGAAAATATCATACAAACAAAAAAAAATCTTGCCTGTAGCTGGCAAGATTATTAAATAAGCTGAATTTCAGTAAATTAAGATAAAAATAATTCGCTTTCCGCTTTTCTACGCTTTGTTAGCCCTGGTAATACTTTGCCGCCTGCTCTATTCCAGCGTAAAAATTGCGCTGCGACGGCGGCCTTATCTGCGCCGCTATTTAATAACCTTAGTAACGTAGATCGTGCAAAGGCGCCTGTTCCGATATTAAATACTAGGCTAGCCAGTGCCAGCTGTTGATTAGTATTGATCGGCACTTTTACTAAGCGCTTTACGTCTGCTTCTACTGCAGCTGTAGTAATTCGTAGCCAGTCCAGGGCTTCTTTTTTTGTGATTGTGTCGCCTTGCTTAACTGGTAGCCCTGTATAGGGGTTGCGCGTATTGCCGTAGCCGATTGTCCAAATACCGGCGCTGTCCTGGTAGGCTTTTAGCTCTAGGCCCTCGAATTGTGCTATAACTTTTGCTGCGCTCACTTTAGTTGTAAGTAAAATTAGGCCGACTATTGCCAGGGCAATAATATAGTTTTTTGTGCCTTTCATTCATTACAGCCCTGTTTTATCAAAATCTTTGGCAGCTGCCAGGCCCAGGCCGGCGCCAATCGTTGTAATTCCGCCTACCAGGTCGCCTTTTAGAATGGCTGCCAGCCCGCCGATAATAGTAGCGAAGCCGAAAAAGGTCGTTTTCCAGTTCTTAAATAGCTTTTTCATTTTTTACAAAGTTTATACCGTTATAGATTATCGTTGCCAGGCCTAGCGCCGCCATTATTGTACGGTCTTGACCTTTTAGCCTGGTTGCAGCATATAGCATAAAGGGGCCAATAAAGGCCACGTCTGCTAGTCGTATTAGCTGCGTTTTCATTAGTCCTTAATTAAATGCTCTAGCAAAATATCTAATTTAGTTTCCAGCCTAGTTAGCCGCTGGTCGTGATCGTCATTTTTAGCGATCTTATCCTCTAGCGACTTTACGCGCTGATTAAGTACGGCCCAGGACGCGACAAAGCCACAAAGGCTACTAATTGCTATCGTTACTAACTGTAGATCCACTTTCATTCTGTTTTTTTGTTTCTTCAGCTATAGCTGCGTTTGTTTCGCGCAGTTTAAGCTGTAAAAATTCAATGTTTGCCAGTAGGTCGTATGCCTGCGCTTTTAGTTCCTGTACGTTTGCCATTTTTTAAGGTATTAAGGTTAAATTTAATTGCTCGCAAATATACTCATAAGCGGCTAAATTAACGTCGGCTGATTGGCCCCAGGTATCGTATGCAGCGCCGCTTATTGACGTATTACCGTTAGCCAAGTTTACAGACGTTATTTCCTCGCCCTGGCCGCTTACCTTATTGATCAGCCAATAAAACTGCGCATAGTCACTAAGATTATCTAAAACAATGCTAGCGACGATTTCGTTGCCTTGCTCGGCTTGTCCGTTTACCCAAATTGTTACCGGTTGAATTGAATATCCCATTTTATTTTGTTTATTGTTATGCTAAAATACCTGTATTTCTAAGCGCCTGTACCACTTGCGCAATAGTATAGCCGCCGAAAGTATCTGTATCGGTTACAGTAGTACCGCCACCGCCTACCCTGGCGGCTCCAGCTACAGCCGTTGTCGGTTGAACTATAGGCGTAGCATTCCAAAATGCCAGCTTTTGATTTGTTGCAGTTCCTATTTTTGTACCGGTAGTTGTATTTACTGCTATATTTACAGCATCGGCTAAAGTAATATTTCCCGCACTTGTTATAGTTAAATGTGCAGTGCTAGATCCACCAGCCGCAAAAGTAATATTACCAGTACTAACATCATTTAAAATTGCAATATCACCAAAATCGGCATTGTAAATATAACCTGCCCCAGATGAAAGAATTTTATATGCTGTTTTCAGTTGAGCATATTTACCTAATTCCATTAGACCGTTACTATTCGACCTTACAGATACAGAAGCATAAGCACCTGTATTATTCGTCGTATTACTAACAGTAAGAGAAGTTAAAGCATTTTGATTTCGTGTTACAGTTACCGCATCACTAAAGGTAGATTGCCCTGCCACTATCAACCCATTTGTTGGCGCAGCAGTACTGGCTGAATATCCTATTGCTGCGTTTCCGTTTACTTGTAGGCGGCTGCCTATGGTCGCAGTAGAAAGGCCGAGGTTACCCGAATTATTCAATAACATCACTTGGTTAAAAGTAATATTATTATTTGCAGTTCCCGAAGGTGCAACGCTCCAAGTAAATGTTCCTGCGTTATCATTCATTGAATGTATTACCGCAAAATTTGTATTTTTATATACCCAATTTGTTCCATTAAAAAAAGTATTGCTGGCAAAATAAAAAGCTGGTACATTGGCGGTTGGAAATGTTGTTATTGAATTACCATTCCTAAATTCAATAGCTGGAACATAGCTGCTCCACCCAGATATAGAAGATACTCCTACTCCAATATTACCAGCAGCATCAATTCTCATTCTCTCTACCGCAGCATTTGCAGTAGTTCCACTTGTTCCCGTAGCACTTGTATAGAATGTAATTGCTCCTCCAGCGGCATTACCTGTACTTGCTCCACCTCTTATTCTTAATTCTGCACCAGCTATATTAGTACCACTACCACCGGTGCCGCTAAATATACCGGTGCTAGGCGCTGCATTTACGTCGCCATTACCTAAGAAAGTAACAGTGCCATTATCAAAAAAGCGGCTATCGCCCAGCGTAGTTGCAGCAGTAAACTTAGGTAGATAATTAGTAGTTCCACTGCCACTTATACCGCCACCAGTGCTAGATATTTGACCGGCAGCGATTGTTATATTAGTACCGGCTGTTATTACTGATCCGTCAGCCGCCAATATCTGCGACGCTGTACCGCCGGACTTTACTAGGCTGTTTGCTGTTAGCGTGCTAGTTACTTTTGCTGTTCCAGTAACCTGTAGCGCTTCGCCTGTATTGGTAGTGCTTTTAATTAGCAAATTACCGTTTAAGTAATTTAGATCACTGGCGCCCTCTTGATATATTCCCCAGCGATTAGTATAGTTTACTGTACCTGTGCCAGTAGTTTGGTCGTTTATTAAAATTCCGTAGTTATTAGTAATATTTATCGCACCTAGACCGATATTGTCTGGAAAGCATACGCGCAGGCCAGCCAGGTGCGTAATAGTTCCGGCAGAAGTACCAGCAAAGCTATAAACACTACTTAAAGCGCTAAAAGCTCTTACCGTTGAAGTTCCTTGTGTTACCGTAAGCGTTCCAGGGCCAGTAAAGTTAATACGGCTATTGCCCTCTAGTCCTTGCCTGGTGCTATTTGGTACGGTAGTATTGCCGCCTAAATTTAGTGTTAACGCGCTATTTACATTACCTATTACATTTGGCCCAGTAAAATTAGTTCCATTAGGTACTGTTAATGTGTAACTAAATAAACTACCAGTCGCTCCGCCGCTGCTATATGTTTCTAGTGCGCCGAAAGTAGCTTTGTTCGTTGACGCTTGAAATTCTGCTGCATTATTATTTAATATAACATTATGCAGTTCAAAATAATTACTACCACCGTTGTATGTGTCGCCAATACGCCAAATACCAGTACCGGTACGCTGTAGTGCTAAAAATACGTTGCCAGTAGCAGCTGTAGTATTAAACTGTGCTATTGTTCCAGTACCGTGTACGTCTAGTTCGGCACCCGGTGTGGCTGTATTGATCCCTAGCGCGCCGGCTGTATTATCCCAAAACAGGTTAGCGCTACTCCCGATTGTCTGCGCGCCAGTAAAGTAGGCGACCTGCGTCGCTGTACCGGTACCAGTAATAGTGCCGGCGCCAGGGCCGCCGATTAGATCCCAGCCGGTACCGTTATCCCGATAGATCTCAAAAGTATCGGTACTAACAAACAGCCGGCCTGTCTGTCCTGCGGCTGGCCTGTTAGCAAACGTGTTACTATTGATAGACGGCGATCCAAGCTGATTAAGTATATTAAAATCTACGAACATTAAACGTATCTTTTGAGTATTACAGTAAGTTGATTAACTCCTGCGCCACTAAAATTAAAACTGTAAACCTTTATATTGATCTCGTCGCGGTTGCCTGTTATATTCCATGACTGGTTAGGCGTCAGCAAAAAGCCGTCCACTGTTACATTTGACGTACCCTGGTTGACGAAAATAACGCTGTTCGCGTTAGTGTCCGTCTGGCCGCTTTGCTGAAATATCTTTGTTTCTGTTATGAATTTAACGCAAGCCATTATCTACAGTTTTTTTGATCGTTGGCGTATTCTTGTTTCATCGTCGTTTCATCGGGCAAAAATGTAGTTTGATCTACAATATCGGCCACCATTTGACGCGCTGTACTAGCTGCGCTCTCGGCGCTAGGCGCTACCGATCCAGTCGCTTTTTTGCGCTTAATCCAGTAATAGTATAGGGCAGCTGCTACAGCTAAATAGATTAAAGTTCCTTTTTTCATTTGTTTAGTTTTATACTAAAACATTATCGCTAAAACCGATCCGAATACCTTTAGAAAGCTGCTTTGTTACAGCCTTTGCTTGCGCCCTGGTTGCCGTCTTTGTCCTAACGGCCCGCTTTACAGCTGTACGCTGCGCCTTTGCGCCTGCTTTTTTGGTAAATAGTGTACTGACTAGCTTTGTGCCAATATCTACAGCGGACGGCCTAGGGGCAATATCTACAGGCGCCGTAAATTCTTGTTCGGTAATTGTTTCTGTTGGCCCGGCTTCTACCGATACTCTAGGCCGTCTGCGAAACGCCATAAAAGCTATTGCAGCTCCGGCGATCAGTAATAAGGGCAATATATTTTTTTTCATCGTGCTGGTAATCTGTTTGTGTACGTTAATAATGTGCGCAGCTGGCTATCGCTTAAACCGTCCCAGGGTAATATGCCGCCGCCATTAGTTAAGAAAGTCAGTAGATCCTGTTTATATCGTTGCTGAAACACGTCGGCTAGAAAAGATACGGCAGCTTTTGTTTTAACCTGGCTAAAAGCGGCCATAACTGCGTTAAAATCGTCCTGAAACAGGCCAAACGCGTTATGTATTTGCCTTGCCAGGCGATCAGCTGTTGCCCTGGTTACCAGTACGCCGCCGGTACGTTTATAGTATAGTGGCTTCCAGTAGCTACCCGGATCTGTTATTTGCTGGCTGGCGCTTTGCGTGCCAGGGCCGGCAGCGATCCCGCCTGCAATTAACAGGCGCTTAATAGCTGTAAAAGCCAATAGGCCGCCGCCTACTAGTAGGACGTCTGTAGCTGATATTTTGAATTTTCCGGCCATTACTTACGTAGCATAGTTAACAGCATACTGATCTGTGTTTGCGGCATAGCTGCCAGCTTTGCTAGATCGTCGGCTGTTACCCCTTTACTAAATAGTGTTTGTATGATCTGTTCCATATCTTGCGTTCCGCTTACGTGCTGAACTTTTGGCGCAGCAAAGCTGCTAACAATGTTACCAAGCATAGCAATTAACATTTGTTGTACTTGTGGTTGTTGTAGCATACCAGCTAAAATACTTGATGGCGTTACTGGCTCCTCTTTTTCTTCTTCTTCTTCTTCGTCAGTTTCCAGTTCGGCTATTCTTTCAGCTCGTAGTGCGCGGATCTCGTTTAGTATCTCGTTATTTATCTGCGCCTGTTGGTTACTTACGCCGTAGCCGGCGATCATTCCCAAAGGGGCCTCGTTTAGCACAAAAACTTTGTTAATGGCAGGGGCTAACTTTTCTTTGTCTTTGTCGTTGTATAGACCTAAAACAAAGTTGTTATAGTCGTCCGGCGCGATAAATTGCAGCTCCTTTTCGAGCTTTTCGTAGCCGTCCTCTTTACTCTTGCCGTCGTAAGCGCCTGTAATGTTTTTAGCCATTACAGAAAATCTAAATATCTTCCAGGCAGCCTGCGGCTGCTCGTTGTACCAATTTAGAACTGCGCTTGCGCTTCGTAGTTGTGCCGTACTTGCCATAGATTAGATATAATAAACGCCAAATACAAAACTGATATTTGTAGTATTTGCTGGAGCTGATGCGATCGTGATATAGCTCTTATCCCAGGTTATCTTTTGTCCGCTAAATTCGGGTAGGCTACGAACGAAAGGAGCGCTGGCCCCGGTTGTTGCCTGTGTGCGAATTAAGCTGATCAAAGGTATACGAAAAAGATCCTGGCGTTCATTTGAATATAATACTAGGTAACTTTTTTGCATAATAGCTGCGGACGGTAGCGCCACGTTGTTAGGCGAAACGGTCAGCGTATCTACTGCAAAAGTTTCTAGTGCCATTAACGCTGTATAGCGCAGTTTTGGTAAGTCAGGAAAACTCCACTGCGTTTGTGTTTGTCCTGTTACTGCTACTCCAGGTACCAGTAGTTCGACTAGTTCGTACTTTGCGGCTTTAAATGCCATTTTGATAAATTTTACTTTTTTAAAATAAGGGCCGGCCTAGACCGGCCCTTTGAGTTATTACGCGAAACGAAAATTAACGTACAGGCGTAACGTTCTGCGCCAAATGACCTCTAAGCACCAAAACAGCTCGGCTGTTTGTTTCTACGGCAGTCATTGCTTGTGGCAATTGTACTTGTAGAGTGTTTTGCTTAGATCCTACCAAAACCCAGGCAGGCTCTACAGGATAAAAAGCGCTTTCGCCGCCGTCTTGTTGATCCTTAAACGCTTCAGTATTTGCAGCGTAGTAAGGTGCTGTCTGCTGCTGTGTTTGTGGCACAGAATAATGACGGTACAAGTCGTAAGCTGGTACGATTTGACGGTTATTTACAGTCAAAGAAAGGCTGCTATTGTACCAGTTATAAAGGCTGGTAGCTGTGTTAGCGGCAGTAAAAATCTGCGCATTGGGGTAAGTTACTAGCTGAAAGTTAGTAGCTGTTGAGCTGCTAGGCTTACAGAAAAACAAACCGATTGAGCTACATACGAACGCGTCTTGCAAATTCAAACGCTGCTCAGTATTAAAACTGGTAGTGTTTGAGCTGCTTACGTCGTTAGTAAGTACTGGAAATTGATAGTTTGTGATAGTAGTTGATAAAGCTACTTCCAAACGAAGATAGGACTGTGATAATACAGCCTGTCCGAGCGAAAAACCTGCGCGGTTGATCGCTTCTTTTGCCTTTTCAAAGGCTAGGCGGGTGCCAACGGTTGATGCCATTTTTTTTGTTGCCCTGTTCGATATGGCCCAGGGCCGGGCTTTTTGTTTTTAAATAAAGGTGAATACAGGTGATCTCTTTAGTACATTTCGTCCTCTTCCATACCAGCCAGGACAGAAAGATCGTCGCCAGCCATTACGTCGTCGCTACCAGCGATAACGCTAATGTTGTCGGGGATCTCGCCCACTGTTACAGGAAAAGTCATAGTGTCGTCCATTTGGCCCAGGGCAGGGATAAGTCCACCTACCAGGCCAGCGCCACCGGCTGCGATCATACCGTTACCGATAGCCTTACCCAGTTCACCTTTTAGGATCATTGGAAACGCTAAACCGATACCCAGTACAGCTGCATTTTTGATACGCTCGTCGCCTACAGGAATAAACCCGGCGACCTTTTTACCGATTACAGCTCCAGCGATAATACCCAGGGCTGCTTGAATGTTGGCCTTGCCAACGGCTCCCATACGACGGCGTGATGTGCGTCTTTTGGTGCTTTTTCTACGTCTTGCCATTGTTTTTTTTTATATGTGTTTTATTACGTCCTAATTTACCACAGCAGCTGATCTGCAAAATACCCGGCCGATCCTTTTACTTTTCTGTCTGCCTGGTGCCTTTGCTTGTATAGGCGCCGCCGCTGATCGGCTACCGTCTTTCCGAATAACTTTCTGTATGTCGGATAGTCCAGGTAGCCTTTAGCGCCCACACTTGTTAAAAAATTCCCCTCTTTATCATACACGTCCAGTTTTTTGCCTTTTCTAGTGCTAGGCCGGATCTTTACGTTAAGTCGCCTGGCCTGCGCTATTGTATAGGGCAAAATTTGATACATTAGTAAATAGTTACACCCTTTTTAACTTGATCCATTAAAAACATATCTCTGAACCTTTCTCTATCTACACTATCGCCGCCATTCCAGCTATCAATACCTTTTTCGTGCTGTATTTTGAAAAACATATTTAATCTTCTATTCAGTTCTGCTCTTGTAAAACCATTATTTTTTAACGCAGAAGATTGAACTCCTTTTTTACCATAAAAACCATTAACATAATATCTAAACCAAGTTTTTTGTTTAGAAGGTATTTTAATAAATTTTTTTGCACGTGGTAAACCACTAACAACGCGAATGTTTACGTTATGGCTTTTAGTATCTGTATGCATTTCAGTAGCAGCTCTTTTTTTAGCTTTTACTTTAGTTGCAGCTTTCTTTTTTGGTGCTGCTTTCTTTTTTACAGCGCCTACCCCAGCTCTTTGTTTGCTATAGCTAATCGCCCAGGCTTGCTTTACAGCTTGCGCTTGCGTTAGCTTAGGGTTTTTCTTTCTTAGCTTTTGAGCTTCTTTTACTACCGCTTTAAATTTTGCTCTTGCTGCTCTTTGCTTTGCTGTCATTTTATTTTTTTCTAGTTACAAAATACAGAACGGCAGCGCCGCCGATCAGTAAGGGTAAAAAATTAGGTTTTTTGGTCGCAGTAGTTGGCGCTGGTGCCATTTCAGTAATTGGCTCCATTTCGCTAGGCTGCTCAAAAACTTGATCTGCTATGTCTATGTTAACAGCTTCGCTGGCCGCTTTTGGCTCCAGTGTCTTTTTTGCCAGCTCTTGCGCTCTTTTATTTAGTGCGTCTTTGCCTACCTGTACCAGCTCGTCAGGCTCTATGCCTATTTTTTTAAGAAAGTCAGCCACCTTAATTAGCAAAGGTGCTGCGGTCGCTGCGGCTGCGGCCGGGGCTGCAGGCGCTACGCCAATACCGTCGCCAAAAATTCTTTTTTTCTTTGATCCGGCTTCCCAGGCTTTCTTTAGTGCATTGATCTGGCCGCCGGCGCTTTCCCAAAAGTTTTGCAGCTTGCTAGGTGCTTTTTGCCAGGCTGCGGCTAGTTTAGTCGCTAGTCCGGCAAAATTCAATTTAACAAGTAACAGAAACGAATTACGTACCGGGGCCGCCGCTACTTTCAAAACTACTTTAGCTCCCTTTTTAAGTACCTGGCCAGTGGTGCGGCCTGCAGCTTTGCGGGCAGCCTTTACGGTTGTTTGGGCTGCTTGTTTCGCCGCTTTTGTCGGCGCCGCTTTCTTTGCTGCTTTAGCAGCTTTTAGGGCTGCCTTTTGTTGCGCTGTCGCGCCAATTCCTGATATACTGTATAGTGCCATTTTTTTATCGGTTGCGTATGTGTACGGTTTTTTATAGTCAAAGTCGCCGACTACTGGATCAATCCAAATTTCATTACTCGTTCCAGGGTTTACCACTACAAAAACGTGTTGCGGCTGCTTATCAAAAATTTTGTAGCTCGCAAAACGGTAGGCAAACGGTATGCCTAAATTTTGTAAAACGCCGCCAGCAAACAAACTATAATGTTTACAGTCGCCGTACCCGGTTGCTAGTATAGCTGCAGGGCTTTTTACCGTCTGCTTTGTACCTGGCTCAATAACGTATCGCACATTCTTTTTAAGAAAATTAAAAATTTTGCGCGCTGTTTCTCGTTTTGATCCTGCGTTAAAGAAAGAACTTATTTTACTGTAGTCGCCAGCGTGTCTGCGGTGCGCTTCCAGTATGGCGTCAATAATATCGCCGGTGCTTTGATCTGCCGACAGCATTTCGCGCCTATTTTGAAACGGCCCCAGCCTACCCATTAAAGTAGTTGCGTCCATTCCTTAAATCATTTTACTTTCACTAACAGGCACTACCAGGCCGTCCACGTTTGCCGTTCCTGTAAAACTTACGCTGGTAGATCCTACAGGCCTAGTTAGTAGCTCGCGCACTGTTTCAAATACCCCTATAGCGCTAGGCCGGGCCTGCAGCTTCAAAATACTTTCGCTGTTAGCGGCTACGCGCTGATCGCCAAACGCCGATACATTTGCTACAGCTGATCCCTGTACGTTTATAGTTCCAGTAATTGACTTTACAATTATTGCCTGGTTAGTTGGATTGGCTACTGCAAGATCCACGTTAAATACTGGGGCAAACAGTGTGCCGCCAGGACGAAGCCCGCGAAGCGTGAAAACGGCTTTTTGGCCGAAGCGATAACGTGATAAAAAAAACAGTGCAGCTGCGCCGCCTACCAGTAGTAAGATATTCCGCATTTACATTGTGCTGCGGCCTTTTAGATCCCTTGTCGTTTGTCGTTACCGAAAATAAAACTGAAAAACGAATAAAAAAAATCTATTTCAAATTTTGTTCAGTTTTGTAACTTTTCGCCCAGCCCGCGTGCGGCTTTGTAGGGCCGCTAACGCGGTCTGTGGCGAATTTAGTGAAAAAAATTGATATTAACTGAAAATTTTAGGATAAAAATATACACATTGTTACCTGTATTCACCTTTATTTAATTAAAGTAACAGTACAGCAAGGGTAAAAAGTAAGGCCCGACGTAGAAACGCCGGGCCTTTTCCTAAACCAACCCTGTCTGCTTATGTAGATCGAATTTACCTACTTTTTTTCAAAATCGCGTATTAGCCACGTACGGCCCTCAAATTTCGCGCTTTCCTTGTCGTACCAGTTTATGTACCAGGCGCCCGAACTGGCGCAAAATTGGCCAAATTTGAGCCTATTAGTGATGTTTCGATATTTCCGGGGCCTTTTGGTGCCAGGCTTAAAAAAAACTATCGCAGTTTCTAGCTTTTTGTTCATTTTGTACTATTTTAGCAGTGAATACAGGTGACTTGCGGCCAGTTCCGTAGTCGTTTGTCCGCGCCGGTCGAGTTTACTCCCGGCGCTTTTTTTTTAAAA